CCGCCGCCCCAGATGAAACCTGCGCCGTTGGTGATGTTGAACGTGGAACCGGACCCGGGGCCTAAGATCGCCTTGCCGCCGGTCTGGCCATCGGTGGCGCGCAGCATGGTCGCGCCACTTCCTGGGAAGTTGCACCCCGAGCCGCGACCGCCGCGCCCACCCTTGCCTAGGATGTAGCCCAAGTTGGTTAAGTTGATGGTGCAGCCGGAGATCAGCCCGGACAGGTCGATCGCGGGCGTGCCGGTGCTCGAGGACTCGACCACGACGCCGGCCGCCACCAGGATGTTGAAGGTCGCGGGACTCGCCAACGTGCCGACCAGGGCTTTCAAGTTCCAGTCGATGCAGTTGCTCGAGATGGTCAAGGGTACCGTCGTCGCAGCGCCGGTGTTGATGTTGCCGAAGTGCGCGACGACCCACTTATTGAGCGCCAGGTTGTAGCGCATGTTGAAGCGGTCAATGCTCCCAGGCGCGGTGCCGAGCAAGGGCGCGAGGCCGTTCTCGAACACGAACACCGAATTCCAGGAGAGGGTGCGCGTGCCGGTGCCGTCCTGCACGACGAGCAGGTCGATCTCCGCGCCGTCGATCATGTTTACCGGTGCGCCCATGACCCGATTGCCGGTCAAGGTCAGTATCTGGCTGTTGCCCTTCGTGCTCGTGCCGCCGCCCGTCCAGTCCAAGACCGTGGTGGGCGCCTCCGTGACGGTGGCATAGGGCCACGCGGTCGGGATGGAGATGGAGTTGGTCACGGGCGTATTCGCCGTCACCTCCGCCGCGGTGCGCGACTGACGCACCCAATTGGCGGGCGGCGTGCCGCCCAACGACGTGGCGCTGGCCGCATTTGCGACAACCGCGAACACGTTGCTGCCGTCGGCCCAGATCAGGCGGATCTCGCCATTGGCGACAATCGTGGTGCTCGTGGATCCGGCGTAGGTGAAGAGCAGCGGCTGGCCGGTCTGGTTGTTGATGAGGTACATCTTGCCCGGCACCGTGCCGGGGATGGTGACCGTGCACTGCGCGGGCGGCGTGCCGGTGAAGAGCAGGGAGAAGAACCTCGAGACACTCGCACTCCCTGCGGTAAGCGCCGGCAGCGAGAAGGCCGTCACCGAGACGATGTTGACCACCGTCCAGCCGGTGATCGCCGTGTCGAGCAGATTCAAGGCGTCGGAGTTGAGGGTGGCGCCCCAAACATTGGTGTAGGCACCGGTCGCCGGCAGGCGTACGGCCAAGAAATTCGTGAATGAATCCGCCATGGCTGGCGCTCCTTACCCAGGCGCTCCCGCTTGCGGCGGTGGTCCCGGAACTGAAGCGATAGGTGCCAAGGGTGCGTACACCCCTGATCTCGCCGCGAGCATCACCTCGCCGCGGGCGTTTGGAAGTAGCTCCTCATAGTACTTCGTCTTCATATCGGCATAGCGATCGTCGGCCTTGAGGAAGTGCTCGGACTCCATCAGACACGCCGCGAAGAGCAGGTCCCCGACGTTATCCCCCAGCCACGTGTTCTGCGCGACCACAATGGAGGGCGGTCGCTGCACATAGCGGCGCTTGATCGCGGTCGCATTGGCATCGGCCGCGGGGGCGAAGATCCACGCTCCCTGCCCCTGGTCGGCGTAGTAGTACGGCCGCCCGGCTGCGGCGCCCGCGTACAGCGTCACAAAGTCCCACGAGCGCTTGACCATCATTTTGGTGGCCCCGCTATAGACCGCCCACAGGTTTCGCTCGACAACGAACTGGCTGCTGATCACGGCGTTGGCCGTCACGTTGGCCGCCATCGGCAGGCCCCAGGTCGCCGTGGTGGCCCCATTGGTGAGCGTGACGGCTTGAATCTCCTGATCCGAGAAGGTGACGACGTAGGATCCGGTGGTGCCGGTCCAGGGCGCGGCCAAGGTCGCACTCTGGGCGCCCAAGGCGATGGGCGCGGTGAAGGTGAGCGGGGCGCTGCCGGGAGGCTTGGGCAGTGAGACGGCAGCCGGCGCGATGCTCACCTGGTCATTCACATCGAAGATGTCGAGATCTAAGTCTCTGATCAAGCGCAGCTCGCCAAAGAAGATCATGCGATTGAGCGAATTCTGGTACAGGACGCTCGACTTCAATGGCCACGCTTGCATGGCGGCGAATAGCTGCGGGTAGTTAAATCCTTGCATTCGGCACCTCGTTGTCGACTTCGTTGGAGGGCCCGGAGATGCCGGCCGCGGTCTGAGCTACCAGGTAATAGGCTGCCGAATCGACGTCGTTGATCGGATCCTCCGTGATCACATCGATGAACTGCAGCACGCTTGGGGCTAGCGTCTGGTACAGCGCGAAGCCGTTGTTGTTGGCGTTCTTGTAGAGCAGATACGCCGTGATGCCGCCGGTCGCTTCCGTCCAACTCAAGAGGATCTGGGATCCTAAGGTGTTGAGCAGACCTTTAAGCACCGGCGCGGCCACCGCCGGGGCGATGCTCACCTGCACGGTGTTGGACACCGCGCTACCCATTCTGCGCATTCTCGTGCGTGTCGTAGCCGCGGATGTAGTACTGCGGATTGTTCACGCCGGGCGCCAAGTCGGTGTAGGTCAAGGTCTCCACCGACAGCGCGCCGAAGTCATCCGTCGTGTTCAAGAGCGTCGCGATGGTCTGAAAGGTCAATCCTCCATCGATGGAGCGGTGCACCTCGTAGCCGGCCGACAGATAGGGCCCGTGGTGCTTGCCGCCGCGATCGGCGCCGGTGGCGTTCGCCCCGATGCTGGTCCAGTTCAAGACCACGTGCCCCGAACTCACCACTGCGGTGAGAAAGGGCGGCGGTACAAGGTAGGTATCGGGCGCCGGCTTCCACAGCGCGATGGGATCCGAGACGGTGACTAAGCGCTCCTGCGGCTGCGGTGGGTCATAGCAGCCATGGCACACGCGGATGTTGGGGAAATAGCCGTCCAGCACGAGCTCTCGCAGATTGAAGCGCAGCCCGCAGCGCTGGCACAGCCCCCAAGCCAATCGTCCTTTCGCGTATGCCGGCAAATCGCCCCCTCATTTGATGTCTGGATACTTCGCGTGCACCTTGGCGCGAATCTCGGCCTGTTCAGCCGGGGTCGCGTAGTGCGCCATGCTCAAGGCCGCCCTGGCGTGGCTCTCATCGTGAATCGGGTAGCGGCGACCGGGGAGCGCGAATTCGCCCCCCGGGATTTCGTCCCGCCGCTGCGTGTTCAGCTTACTCACGGAATCTTTAAGCCTAAGCGCTGCTCCTTGGTCAGGCGCAGCGCATCGGCCCGCGCCGGGGTCAGCTGCCAGTTCGCCACCTGCAGCGCCGTCACACCCGTGACGTTCATCTGGGAGGGCGTGATCCCCATCGCCGCGGCTTGCAGCGGGGTGAGCTTCAAGGCCTGAAGTTCTCCCACCGACATCGCGCCCGCGGGCGTGGTGGCGGCGATGGTCGGGTGCGCGCTCGCACCCGTGGTCGGTTGCGGACCAGAGCGCACCGTGGTGGGTGCGGCGACCTGACCCGGCGCGAGCGGTGTCACGGGCACACCGGGCTTCTGCTGCGGCTTCGGTGCCGGCTTGATGACGGTCAGGCGCGCGAACTCGATGGTCTCGTTCGCCATGATGGCCCGCTGCACCTCTTGCAGGTTCCAGGTCCCGTCGATCGCGGCATAGTTGGGCGTGGCCGGCACGTCCTTCTGCGCCACATAGTCATAGATCAAGCCTGTGTCGGGGTTGTAGCCGAAGCGGGGCTTGGGATTCAAGATGTTAGACATGTAAGGCTCCTTTTCATTTCCGGTTCATTTCACCAACGGCCGCGCTTCGGCCTCGACATCGTTATGCGTACATCGCCCCAATCACGGTTCGCATCCAGCGCGAGGGCGAGCTGGCCGCCGACATTGCGCGGGTTGGGGTCCGCCCCGCGGTAATACTCCTGCAGCAGCGTGTAGCGCGCCGGGTTGAACTTTAAGGCGAGCTTGGCGGAGAGGCCGGCGTGCATCGCTTCCTGCATCTCCGGCCGGGTCTGCAGCTGCAAGGACAAGTCCGAGTCCCCCGGCAGCGCCGTGTTCATCATCGCCCAGTACAGGATCTGATCGGTGCTGTTCTCCGGCGTGCGCCAGAAGGTCGCCTGCACCTGGTTGTACTGCTTATCAACGAGATAGCGATCGGGACGGCCCTGCTGGGTCTTGTCCGGGATCTCGAGATACTCCTGCCGGGCCATCGGATTGATCGGCGTGTCCCGATTCGAGCGGCGCAGCACCGCATCCGAGATGGTCATCACGCCAACGGGCAGGATGTACTGCGGTATGTTGACGAGGGTGGTCAAGTTCTGCAACAGGAACTGGTAGGTGCGAATGCCTAAGGTGAGCCACTCGGAATTGAGCATCAGGGCGATCGAGCGGAAGGCCGACTCGATGTGATCATTGCCGATGGTCTTCGCTTCAATGCCGGCGCGCTCGAAGCACTCGGTGAACACGGAGGCTAAATCCGGGGACAGATACGCGATGCTTTGACCGATGGCCATGGGTTTAGCCTTCGTGCGGCTTGGGCACGCCGACCAGCACGGGCACGAGCTCCTCGCTGTTGCCGGTCTCGAGGCGATTGCGCTCGACGATGAGCAGCAGCAGCTGCGCGGCGTTGCGCTCGAGCGGCGAGATGACATCGGCCATGTCCACGCTGCGCTCCTGCATCGTCTTCCCCAAGCGCTTCTCTTCCTCCATGGTGAGCGTGTTCGGCGGTCCCACCTTGGCTAAGAGCGCGTCGGTCTCCGGGGAGTGATAGTGCGTCAGGGCCTTGACCAGCATGGACGCCATGGCCGCCGTGAGCGGCTGCACCGCGGTGCCGAGCATGAGCAGCTGGCCTTGCTGTGCGCTGAGTTGATCCTGCAGCGCTTTGAGCAGTACGTTGTTGGCCGCGATCCTCAAATCGGCACGCCGGCGCCAGCGCCAAAACATCGTGCCTAAGAAGGCGAGCGCGGCGGTGAGCAGTATCCCGATCCCATTGACAATGATGGGACTGACCGAATTGACGGGTGCAGCGGCGGGCAGCGTCTCGATCATCATGCGGGCCTACCCCCGCGCATGGCCCTGGACGGCCTCGAGCGCGATGCTGCCGGCGACCCAGGCGGTGGCATGCAGGCGCACGGCCCAGCAGGGCGTTAAGAGCAGGCCTGACTGGCGGGTGGTCGCGGCGGTGAAGTTCGCGCTCACGGGGAAGACGCGCAAGGGCACCGCTTCCGTGTAGGTGCTGCCCAACAACGCGCCGGTGTTCGCCACCGCGTAGGTGACGGACGTCGGGGTCGGAGTTGAGGCGACGGCCTGATCCCCGTCAAGGTTCGGATCCCCGCTGTTATAGACCTTCAGCGCATCTCCCACGGCAAGCCCGTGCGGGTTCGCCCAGACGACCGTGACGACACCCGCGACGCGAGTTAAGGAGACGACCTGGTTGCGCGTGCCCTTCGTGATGTTCGGGTTATCGGGCGTGCTCTCGACCGAATAGGTGATGCCGCTCGCGTCCGAGCTCAAACTTGAGTAGAGCCCCACGTTGAAGGGCCGCTGTAGGTAATCCAAGATCAGCCACGGCGAGATGCCGCCACCGGCGACGGTGGGCGTGAGGGTGACTTTGACGGGTGAGCGCATGAGGTTACCTTTGCATCATCGGGCCGCCCGGCAGCGGGCCGGTGCCTGACATGGGCGGCGGTGCCCCGACGGGCGCGCCCGTTGTGCCGGGTCCGGTCGCGCCGGGCTGAGGCATGGGCGCCGCCGGTGGACGCACCTGCGTGCCGAGCATCGGCTGTCCGATGACACCGCCCTGTCTCATCTGCGGGTTGCCGATCGGCTGCACCGGGCGCGCGGCCGGCGAGGGCGGCGAAGCGCTAAGGACCGGTGCAGGTGCCGGCATGGCGGTCATGTTACCCGCGATGCCGCCAGGCGCGGCGGCCGGAGGAATAATGCCCCCAGGCTGCGGCGCTGCCATGACCGCCGGGTTGACCGCGCCAGGCGCTCCCATCTGCGGTTGTATGGCCGGGTTCATGATCGGGGTGGGGCGAACCACCGGCGCTTGCATCATCTGCGGGCGTGCGACGGGCGCGACGGTAGCGATCGGCGCCTGCACGGGCCGCTGCACCGGCGATGGCGCGCGCTGCATGTCGTCGCGAATGCTGCGATTGGCCATGCGCGTTTAAACCGGCGGCACGCCGAAGCACTGCGCTTGAATGTTTGGATCAATCGGCTTGATCAGCGCCGCGTAGAAGCTCGAGCCGTTCAAGGCCGCGGTGGGCGTCACCGTGCCGCGCACATCGCCCGTGGTCGTGGTCGCCGGAGTCGTGCCGTCCGCCGCCACCAGCGTAACCGCGTCGGCCGCATCGTTGAAGGTGGTGGCGAAGATATCGCCCGAGCGCACCGCGAAGGGCAGGCCTAGCTTGCCGCCGAAGCCGACCGTGGCCAGCGTGACCGTGGCGTTGAAGCTGAAGCTCGTGATGGTCGAAAACGCCTTCTTGCCGGTGTGCGCCGTGCCCGAGGGAGAAGCCTCGGTCTGCGGCTGGCCCCAGTAGTCGGTGCCGACGATGGTCAAGATCGCCGTGCCCGTCCAGGCCGCGACCACATTGCGAGGCACGTCCGCCACGCCGACACCGCCGACCGCTGCACCACCATTGATCAAGCCCGCGATGCCGCTCGTGACGCCTTGGGAGAGCGCGATCGCGTTCGCAACACCTAAGAGCGGCGGCTGCCCGCCGACAAAGGCATTCGCCGTCACCGCGTTCACCAGCGCGCCCACGCCTCCGTAGGGCCCGGATAGGCCCTGGATAACCTGCGGGAAGCTCCCCGGCAGGAAGGACACGGCCGTGCTGCCGTTCAAGAAGATGCCGTTCAGCGTCTCGCCATCGGAGAAGGTGATCGGCCAGATGCCGGTCGCGCCGCCCCAGTTTCCATTCAACGTGGCCGAGACGGCACCTGCGCTAAGCGCACCGGTGAAGGTGATGGCGCGACCGCCCAGGGACTGGGTGTTGCCGCAGGAGGGCTTGAAGCGATACAGCAGATGGACTTCGGCGCCGGGCCTGCCCGCCTGGTAATTGCCGAGCGCGGCGCGGCCGGCGAACGTCTGATTGGAGTGGGAGAGAGAATTGCGTGACATCGAAAAGCTCCTTGTGGCAGCGCCTACGTGCGCATCGAGTCAGATCCCCCGGACTATGCGCGACATAGTCCGGGGGCAATTGTCGGTTTAGTTACCGCTGGCGGCAGCACCTCGAGGGTTCGTCCAGCCCTGGCTGTAGCGCTCGGACACCTTGTAGCGCAAATTGCCGGTCTCGAAGTCGCCCTCGAGCCCCTTCTTCAAGGCCCGGCGCTTGAACGCCCGCAGGCCATCGGGCACATCGGTGATCAGGTACCACTGCGTGGGACTGAACAGGTACCGATTGACCGAGAAGCCATCGCGGATGGTGCCGAGCTTGAACAAGGCATTGATGTTGTTGTCGCTCGTATCCGGCTGGTACGGCGTCATCAGGATGCGCGCTGCCACGAATTGCAGCTCGGTCGGGATGACCAACTTCTTGATCATGGCCCGCACGGGGATCGAGCGCTCATCGGTCCACTCGGCAATCTGGATGCTGATTTGCTCGAGCGCGGCCTCGGAGAGCTGCGCGCTCGTCGCCAGCATGTTCGAGATCACTCCCCCGCCGCCTAAGGGGTGCACGGTGGAGAATAGTGGGACGCCGTCCCCACCGGGGTTCGTCGCCGCAAACCCGAAATTCAAGATGTTGGTGCGGTTGAGCTCCTTGCTGTACTTCATGGAGCGACCCATGGAGCGGGCGATCTGGCTGCCCATGGTCAGGTACAGATTGTCCTCAACCGCCTCCTCCGTGATGGCGACGGCTTTCACGATGGTGGCGTGCTGGTAGCGCGACACGAAGGTCTCGAACATGTCGTCGTACTCGATCGCGCTGCCTTCGGGCTTGTTCTGCCCGGGGCCGGTACCGGCCATCATCACGTCTTCCTCGTACGCCTTCTCGGACGGTGACTCGGTGAAGATGTCCGGCCAGAGGTCCGGGTACTGCGTGTACGCCAAACCCGCCACGGTGTTGAGCCCCAGCTGGAGCTGCTTGCGTTCGTCTGATCTTAAAATGGTCATTGTCGGCTCCTAAAAAGGGTGCTCATTCGCCAAAGGGGCTAGAACGGGGTCGTGATGCCGTTCTGGTAGTGCAGGAAGATGCTCACCAAGGCGCGGGCGAACTGCCCGTAGTTGTTGCCGGTGATGGCTCTCAGCGACTGCACTTTGAGCTGCTGGGTGGTGCTCGAGTTGGACAAGGTGGCCTGATCGACCTGCTCGCCGGATTGTCCGGTCTGCACGACGCCAGGCACCGTCGCGGTCAAGTTTGCGGTGTTGCCGATGTTCGCCGCCACCAGGCCCGCCGCGCCCGACACTTGCGCATCGAACAAGAGATCCGGGTTATCGAACACCGTGGCTTCGGGCACGCTGCCCGTCTGCACGGTCTGCCCCGAGAGCCAGCGGCGCCGAAACTGCGTGTCGCCGTTCGCATCGACGTAGTTCACGCCGTGGAAGGGGCCGATCGAGGGGTTGGCGCCCGCGGCCACGAGATCAATGTTCGTACCCGTGCCCGTGGGCTTCACCAGATCGCCGGTGAAGATGTTGGAGGCCAAGCCGCCCGCGAGGGCGTAGTCGGCAAAGGTGTTGACGCGCACCGGGGTGCCATCGGAGCCGGACTTGACCGCCGTGAACCCTGACGGGTTGTTGATGTTCGCTGGATTGGCCATTGTCTAGGCTCCTGAAAGGTAGAAGTTTAGGTGTCCTCGTCCGCGTCCCGCCTGGGCGCGCGCCGGCCGCGCATCTGCACGGTCTCCTCGCTGACGTCGTTCTGATCGACGACCAGCGGCATTTTCGAGTTCGCTTCCGGGATGCCCGGATTGCGCTTGCGCACCGCGCGCGTCGCGACATCGCGGCGGCGGTTGTAGTAGGCGTCGCGCTGCGCCTTCATGTGATTGGGCATCTTCATCAAGATGGTGGTCTCATCGCCCACCACCTCGCCGTGCTTGGCGAGTCTGCCGGTGAAGGTCTCGGTGGGGATGTCCTGCTCCTCGAGTT